AAAGCACAGACAATTCACTGGGGTCAACAGAGTGTACACCTAACACCAAAACAGTTTGCTCTTGTTCAACATCTTCAACAGCGCTCTCATGTCACTTTTGAGGAAATTCAAGATAGGGTTTGGGATGGCCCAATGAGCGAATCTGCTCTCCGCACTACTTGCTCTCGTGTTAATCAGCGATTCCTTGATGCTGAGATTCCGCTCGTGCTTCTCACTCGGCATGGTCGCGTCATCCTTGAGGAAGTTCTTCGCTGATTCATTTGTTACAAAAACTGTAACGAATATTACAGCGGCTCTTGGGATAATAGAAGTATAGGATTTGTTTTTCTGTTTCCCCAAGATTCTGCCGTCTCGTGAAGCTCTACACGATTCAGGAAGCCGCTGAATCTCTCGCGGTTTCTCCGCGCACAATTACCCGACTGATTAGTCGTGGTGAATTAGCCTGTGTGAATGTCTCTCCATCAGGCTGTAAGGACAGACCACGTAGGCGTATTTACGATGCCGATCTATTTGCTTTTGTAGAATCGCGGCGGCGAGTCCCTGTCCGTAATTTGCGCCGACAGCGCAGAAAGAGGTGTAAGTAATGTCTAACTCGTATTGTGTTTACTTGTCGTGTGGAAACGATGAAATTTGTTTAGGTAATTTTGAAGATATATGCGATGGATATTTTTCCATGAGTAACAGACATCACTTAGAGGATTTCTTGTCAGACATTGCAGATGATTTGAATAGTAGTGAAGAATCAGAAGCGACCCTTCTTTTAGAAATTCGATAAGAAAGAAGAAGATTAATGTATGATTTGAATGCAATTTCCACGGAAACTATATTACGCGCTCCAAGAACTGTTTTAATAGGCGTGGAAAAAATTGGCAAGAGCACTTTTGCAGCGAGTTCGGTAAATCCAATCTTCTTGCCTATTAAGGGCGAAGAAGGAATTGATGATTTACACGTCGCCAAGGTGCCAACTTGCAATACAATAGAAGATGTAATTAGTTGGCTTCAAACGCTGCAAAAAGAAGAGCATAATTATGAAACAATTGTTTTGGATTCAGTGAGTGCTCTTGACCCATTAATACATGAGCATGTTTGCAAGATCAAAGGTGTTGACAGTATAGATGATGTTGGTGGAGGATATGGCAAGGGATATACAGAAGCAGTTACAGTGTGGAGGAATCTCACTAACTGGCTTGATTCGCTTCGGGCCTTACGGAATATGGCATGTATTTTAATTGGGCATGTAAAAGTAAAGCGGTTCGATGATCCGAATGGAGAATCTTACGATCAATACCAATTAGATGCACATGAAAGGGTTGCTAATCTGCTCTATCGTTGGGCAGATTGCATTTTATTTGCCAACACTAAAGTTGTTGTGAAGAAAACAGATATTGGTTTTGGAAAAGAAAAAAAGCAAGGAATTGAAATAAATCCAGGTGCTCGTTATCTCTACACTCAAAAACGGCCAGGCCACCCTGGAGGTGGGCGTGGCGTATATGGTCAGCTTCCTTACGAATTACCGTTATCGTGGGAAGTGTTTTGTAATGCTGTTGCAGCAGGTATGAATTCTGGTAAAAATTGATTGTTTTGTTTTCTTTTTTTCACTTATCTAAGAGGATTGTAATGCAACCACCTGAATCAATGATTCCTCCGGCGCCAATGTCTATGGATCAATATGGCAATTTGCAAAACATTTTTGGCAATGCTTTTGATCCGTCACAACATGAACCGCAACGTGATTTTGAAGTCATTCCACCCTGTAAGCCTGTCTGTATGATTGAAAAGGCTGAGGTTAAAGCAACGAAGAAGGGTACTGGCCATTACGTGAAATTGGAAATGAAAATTCTTGAAGGATCGTATACAGGCCGTAAATTGTTCGATCAGATTAACATTGATAATCCTGATTCACAGTGTGTTGAGATTGGGCTGCGTGTTCTGTCGGCTCTTGGACGAGCAGCTAAAACTGGTCCAATCAATGACACCGCTCAATTACTTGGTAAGGTTGTTGTTCCTCACGTATTTGTGAAGAATGATCCGACTTATGGTGCGCAAAACGCCATTCGGACATATTCGGCACCCGATGAAATTCAAGGACAAGCCAGTGGGCTACCTTCGCCGGCTTCTTTACCTACGTCGCCTGCACCTGCGCCTGCTGCTGCGCCTGCGCCATCTGCTGCACCACCATCTCTTTTTGAACCTCCGGCGAGGCCAGTGAATCCACCATGGGCACGGCCAACGGCCTAATCCCCTTTCATATGCGGCAGTAGTGGAAATAATTCCACCCGACTCCCCGGCTTGGCGTCCTAGTCCGATTGAAACTACATCGGTATGGGAAACAGGGATATGGAGGCTCAAGTGTCGGTGCAATTCCGGCCTGCCGCGATTTTCACTTTCTAATCTAAGGAACAATGTTATGTTATATCTTGAAACGCAGAGTGAACTTGGTACAATTCATCCTTCGGCTTTAAGAGATGGACAAGTAGCTGAAATTGTTACATGGGATGATAATGATGAAATGGAAGGAGTCATAGTAAAACGAAATGGTAATTATCTTTTTGCATTAGATTATACTGCTGTGTGGACAGATATTGATAATTTTCCACTTGATAATTATGAAGTAAAGATAATTGGCGACGGCACAACATTTATAGTTAGAAATAACGAATAAATGACATTCGGTTGGCTTGGTAACGCTTTAATCCTTTGTGGCCATTGGCTTCTAGGGCGGAAGTCACGAGTGGCATTTCTTTTTACTATCACGGGTGGGATATGTTGGATCATTGAAGGTCTGTATATTAGCAAACCTGATTTGATCTTTATTGAACTCGTGCTAGGGTGTATTGCAATTAGAAATTTCTTCAAATGGGCGAAGCATGACTGAAGAACAATTAGCGCAGTTAACATTTCTCATTGAAGATTTCATGGATGCTAAAGATGATGAGGACTTTGCGCGACAAAAACGTATTGAGATCGAAGAGAAAATAGCAGCCCTTGTACCGGGCCCTGAAGATGGTCAAGTAACTGTTAAAATTAGAAATGCAAAATTAACTGTTAAACGCGGCTTGACCTATAAGGCTGATCTTGATGGGATTGCAGCCCAAATGGTAGAGACCGAATTCTTTCCGCCAATTAAAACTAAAGCAATACGTGAATTGGATGTACAAGGTTATGAATGGTATCGTGCTAATCATCCTGATATTTTTTCGGTTTTGTCAAATTATGTACAAGTGAGACCTAAAAAAGTAAGTGTTACTGTAAATTCAGCAAGACAAAAGCAGGCATGAATATCAAAAGAATTTCATCTAAAGAAGCACGAATGCAAGCTTATGCTGAACGACAACGGAGATGGGCAATGCGCAAGCACAATACAGTGCCTACCACTGATAGGAAAAGAAAACGACGCCCTAGCAGAAGAGGAATGCAATTTCTTAGAAGTCTGTTTTATTTAGAGTAGATACAATTATGGGCGACATTTCTAGCCATGTGTCAAAAGATTCGCAGACCGTTGCAGCAATCTATGCGCATTACAAAAAGCAAGGCGATACTGGGTATTTAAGTAAAACACTTGGCATTTCGCAAATCGGACGGCCATGCGAGCGATACCTTTGGTATTTATTCCGACAATGTGTGAAGTCAAAATTCAGTGGTAGAATGTACCGCTTATTTGAGCGCGGTAATCTTGAAGAATCGCGCTTAATAGCTAATTTGCGAGCAATAGGTTGTACTGTTCATTCTGTCGATGAATCCACTGGTAAGCAATTCCTTGTTACAGACCTCGGAGGGCACCTAAAAGGATACCTAGATGGTTGTGCTATTGGTATTCCTGAAGCACCTAAGACATGGCACGTATTGGAATTCAAAACTCATAATGCAAAATCTTTTGCAGCTTTGAAAAATAATGGCGTAATGGCTTCTAAGCCTGAGCACTACGCTCAAGTAGTACTGGGCATGTATTTAACTGGGATGAAACGTGGTCTTTATCTAGGTACTAATAAAGATACAGATGAAATTCATTCAGAGCGTATAGCTTCCAACCCGGCGGAAGCTGTCAATCTCATAGAGAAAGCTCGGCGTATCATCACAGCTATAAAGCCGCCCAATCGTATCAGTAATCGCCCCGACTATTATTTGTGCAACCAATGTGACGCTAAGGGTATCTGCTGGGGCACACAACCGCCGGAACCAGCCCTGCCAGTCCCTAAATTGTCATGCCGACATTGTTGCTATGCAACGCCGGTTATTGATGGAGAGAATGCAACATGGATATGTGAGCGGAATCAAGGACGTTCCTTCATTGATACAGATAAGCCATGTTCAAAGCACTTAATATTGCCTGAATTATTGGCATTTACAGAGCCAGATATGTACAGGGTAAATGAACATGGTCAGGATTATATTATTTTCAAAAATGCCGACGGAGGCGTCTGGCAGCATGGCAATGCGCCTGGTTGTA